GTTGCAAGAGCTTCCCAATTTACGTGTGATTGTCTTTCTTCGATGTCATCTACTTTAAACGCAAAGTAAGATCCTTGGTCGACAGTTAATTGTAACTTGTCGTCTGCCAAAGATTGTGTGTTTACAGTTTGACCTCGAGCGTAGTCGCTCACAGTAATGGAAGGCTCTTTCACGATATTTACCGTGTCGCCAAAATTTTCGATTTCTCCAGCGTAATCAGTGTTAGTAATATCTTCAACAACTGATGCACGTCTGAAAAACTTCTGAACCTTTTGACTATATACTGCTGGTACCCAATTACCTGAAGGTAAATTGTTGTAGCCTGCAGCGTTTGACATTGTAGCCATGTGTCGTTAGTCTCCAATTATATAGTTATTATTAAGGTTGGATTCTACCTTCTCTTACAGCTTTATCGATTTCTTCTTCGTACTTCTCATACTCATTAACTGTCATCTTCGAAATTGCAGCATTAGACCAAATCTTCTTAGGTTTAGCACCTTCAGTTGATTCAGCTTTTCTAGTTTTAGATACGGCTTTAGCAGCTTCCTTCTTAATATCCTTTTCTTGCTTATTAGAGTACTTTCCAATTCCTTTATCCATTTTGTACAGGTCGATTGCTCTTCCTGCAAGATTGGCATTACTTGTATTTTCATACAACCAATCCTGAATAACGGGATCTTGTTTAGTAGCCCATTCGTGAAAATCATCTTTTGCACGAAGTTCAGTAAAATCAGGATGTAGTTTAAGAAGATCTACTTCCGCTTTTTCTTTTGCTATCTGCTCTTGTTGAACTTGGAGATTTTGGTATTTATCCTCTATCTCTTTTGCTCTTCTATCCGCTTTGTTTATAGCAATGGTTTCAACCATTTCATAGACATCGGGATATTCTTTTTTCCAAGCTTCAAGTTCATCCTTTGATTTAGGAGGAACTATTGCTTTGCTCGATTGTTCCAGTTGAGTTCTTAAAGTTCGAACTTCATCTTTATGCTTTCCGAGTGTAGAATCATAGTGTCTTTTCAAATCGTCATAACGTTTCTTAAAGACACGTTCTTCGGCATTCTCAGGGCGTTCAGTTGAAGGAGTTGCCTTACCATCTAAGCTTGCAATTTCTTCTGATGCTTTGGTGTCCTTTTGAACGGTTGCTGTTTCTGCTTTCTCTTTTTGTTCTCGATTAAATTTTGCTAAATCTCCTCTGGCAAAAGCTTCAGTTTCAGCATCGTCTGTTTCTTCACGAGTCTTACTATAAAGTTTTGCTTTTGGTTTTTTAACTAATTTAGTTTCAAGAACTTCTTTTTCTTCGTTTTCCATTATTTTTTCCTCTTTAGGTTGAGTGCCTTATGGATAAGGGTAGCTCACTTCCATAATTTTGTGGGTTGATACTAGGTAATTAAATCTTGATCAATTTGATCGTAATTCATTCCTTCATCAGGTATTTCAGGTAACGCTGACTCTTGTTTAGCCATCATCCCTGTTGTTCCTGCAGTTGTATCAAGTGGCACATTATTAGTATCCATCTGATTGGTACTAGATTCTATAATAAACTTTTGAATATCATCAGGTAATAAAGTTAAAGTTGAAACTTTTACTGGTACCATCTCTTCTGTTGGACCAATGCCTTCAAGTACTGATGTTAATCTAGGTTCTATTTTAGTTAGTACAGATTTAACAGATGGAGATAAAAATGGTGCGATAACATTTATATCTTCAGCTGTTACATTCTGTTTTATACTTTCGATAACATTAATTTTATTTGGATCTTCAATAGACTGAGTATTAACAGGTCTATTAATATTAGTAGGTGCTTTAGGTTGTTCTACTTTTAAATTACTCATATCAGGAACTTGATAATTAGTTCCTGTTTGATTCATAATTCCTGTTGTAGAAACTTTTCCTTGTGTATTTAAAGCCATTATTTTTTACCTGCCCAATAACATAGTGGTAAAATAATTTTTCTATATATTCTACCTAATAGATGTTTTTTACCTCTTAAACTTTGTCTCATATCAATTGTACTATGAATTGCAATATGTTCTAAAGTTTTTTTGATAATTTTATTTGTAATACCTTTTTGTTTTGCATAATGAACTAAAGGTAAAAATAATTTATGATATCCTTGTTGATATTCTGGTGCAATATCTTTATGAAATTTCATCCAAATTTTATTTCTAAATAACCCAAAACCATAGGATTCATTCATCATAGTACAAACGATTTTACCACTATCCGAACCACCACTTCCACCGTTTGAACCACCTTCTCTATCTTGTCTTCCTGGATTAGCTTTTCTTTCAGCTCTTGTTCTTGTATAACCTGTTTCTACGGTATTATCTTTTTCATTTTTATAATTTTCTTGTTGTTTTTTCATTCGTTGAGTATCGTCATAAAACTTATCACCAGGTTTATACCCTTTTCGTTCAATTGTTTTTTCTCTTGTAGAAATTCTTTTTTCACCAGCTCTTTCTAGATTACCATAAGCTGAAACTCTATTCATTCCTGCATATAAATCTTCTGCAGGATTTCCTGCAATACGTCCAGTCTCATCAACTGCAAAGATACGTTTATGCATTTTTTGAACTGGAGTTTCTTCTGGTACTACAGCATCAATCGCTCTTAAAGCTAAGGGTTTAAATTTACTCCATTTAGATTTAACAGATTCTGGTACTGCTTTTTTTACAAATCGTGATATTCCAGAACCTCCAGCTTTAATTGCTCCAATTGGTTTTTTAAAAAATGATGATTGTTGCAAGTCAGATAATTCTGCTCTTAAAGCTTGTTCTTCCTCGTTATCAAGTCTTCCTGAAGAAAGATCTGTTTGAATTTGATCCATTCTTATATCTTTATCAACTTGACCCCATTCTCTATCTGTTTTTCCTGTTACGTCAGCGAATTGATGTCTTAATCGAGTTCCTAAATTAGGTTTATTCCCTTCTATAGCATCTCCTAAAGGTTTAAAAAATCCTGACACTTCAGTTGGACTAGTTTGTTTTTTAAACATGGTACTTTCATCCATACCACTACCACCACCTTCGCCTTCAGTGTTCCACCACCAAGGTGTTACATCTCCAAATGCTTTTGCTGTTTGATCCGTAATACTTTCTGTTTGTGCTGTATTAGTTTGAGTATTTGTAGTCTGTGTATTTGTTGTTTGTGTATTAGAACTCGGTAAAGAAGAAAAATTATAATTAATACCTGTATAATCATGGTCTTGATCAACAACAGAATATGTTCCTGTTGTAGAATTATACTCTAGAACTTGTTTTGTTGATCCATAACGATTAGGATCCCATGTTACAGTTTTTGCCATATTATTTTAATTTATCTTTTTTACTTTGTTTAAGAGCGTTGTCTAGTGTTAGGAGTTGCTTGAGCAAAGCCAGCTTCCCCTGGCAGCGGAACATTACCTGTTCCGATGTTGCCACCTCCAACTCCTGTATTATCTGTTGGCGAAGCTCCAACAGGTGCTTGCATAGAAGGTCCCATTTGGGCTTGTCCTCCAGCAGCGGCTGTATTATTTTGAGTTCCATTTACCATCCCCATTATTTGTGCAAAAATTGCTGCTCGATCAGGATCATTAATTACTTGTTCTGGATCAATGTCTAATGATTTAGCAACTTCTTTTAGTATTGTATGCCATTTAACAAAAGGGGCTAACGAAGGATTAGCTGCCGTTTGCATAAAAGTCATCAGTCTTTGTGATCTAACTTCTTTTTGCATTAAGGAAGAAGTTCCTCTTGGTTTAATTTCTAGATCACCTTTAATTTCAGGTCTATCATCATTAAATTGCATATTCCAATAGAATAATGTTTTCCCTAGAGGTTTTAATAAATAGTCATCAATATTCTTAATAACTGTTTTTATACTTAACGCTGCAGCTCCCATTAACATAGACATACCTGCTGCAGTTCTTGTTGTTGATTGTACGCCTGTTGTCCCATGTGAATATGATGGAATTCCTGTTGATTCATCTGCTAATTGTCTGAATCGATCAAACATCATCATATTTTCATTTGTTGTACTTGGAAATTTTAATCCATGGACTGCTTGACCAGGTTGTCCACTTTGTCTTCTAAATATTTTACCAGGAAAGACTTTCATATCTTGACCTGGAACTAATAACGTTTCGTCAATATCAAATACTAAATTACCTGATAATGCCAAATTATCAATTGCCATTCTTGCATGACCATTCATAATTTGTTGAGAATCACTCATGTTTTCTGGAATACCGATTCCAAAAAATTGATAAGGATTTAATTCATATGGACATACCATATATGGTAAACGTGTTGGCGTAAATGGATTTTCTACACATCTTAAAACTTTATTTCCACAAATCCATACATTAACTGAAACAACATCTAATTCATCATTATATTTAAATCCAGCTTCTTGAGCTGTTCGTTTATCTAATAAACCCCAATATTCAAAAATTTCAAATCTATTTTTATATAAGGATTCAATATTTTCTCTATCGTATAAAGAAGATTCATAACCTCTTGTTTGATAATTTGGACCCATTTCTAAACAAGCTCGAATTGCATCGGCATCAAACATTGGACGTTTAATTAAATCTGCAAACTGTTGTCTATTAAAAGAATGACGTTGAATAACATATTCACTATCATTCATATTGGTTGCATTAGGATCTGAATAAAAATCCCAACAAGATACAGCTTCTAATTTTGGAACTGTTTTTATTTTTCCTATATAAGTTTCTTCTCCTGTTTCAGGATCTTTATCCCAACTATTATAAATTTTATCTTCGTTAAAAGGACCTTTTAAAATTCCTGTTCCTAATAAACACATTTCAAAGAAAACATGTCTTAAGCTTTTAATTGCATCTGTCTCTTCCAATTGATCATGAATAACTTTTTGTAATTTTTCAGCTGCAATTCTAGCAGGTTCAATCTGTGGCATACTTCTTGAATCAGGAGCAGGTCCTTCTTCTAATCCAAGTTCTTTATAATTTTGTGCTAAATTTTCCATTAGCATATCTGCAGTAGCTCCTCTTGGAATTGCTTGACCATCACCAGGGAATCCATAAGGATTTGGTAATTCACCATTTGCAAGACCATTAGCTTGCTGCATTTGTTGAGGTTTTAAATGGGCATATTCTGCCATTTCTTCAGGAACAGGTGTAGGTTCTACACCAATAGGAAATTTTCCTGAACCAAATAAAACTTCAATAATTTGTCCAAACGATGCTAATACTTTTGTTTTAGTAATTTTAACAAAGACTTTAGATTTTTCATTATCTCTAAAAGCAGTTTCAGGACCATATAATCCACGATAATTACGATAAGCTCCTAACCATCTCTTCTCATCATAAATACGAGAAGTTTCAGCTTGTTGAAATCGATTTCGAATATAGCCTACTAAAGGACTATATTCCTCTGCATATGGTTTTTTAGCCATTAATTATCCTTTTTTACCTGCTGCTGCATTAACAGCTATAGTTTGAAGTGGTCCAAGATCATTATAATTTAAACCAAACATAGATTGAGCTTGTTGATCTAAAGGATGTGTTCCAGCCTGAAGAACACGTTCCGCTTTAGACTTCATTTTAGTTTTATCATTATCAGGTATACGTTTTAAACGTTTCTCTGAATCTGTTAAAGCCATAATTAGTAATCCTTTTGATTAGCCATTTTAAAGATCGAAGGATCTACTTTTTCTTTTTTACCTGGTTTATCTGCTCCTGTTCCTAAATCACCTTGTTTAATTTTTTGATTAGGATTCATTTCTAGTTTAGCATTTTTAGTTTTGCCAACATCAGCTCCCAGATCTCCTTGATTTATCTTTTTATTAACGTCCATATTTTCTCCTTTTAATTAATAATCTTTTTCGTCAGCCTTTTTAAATAATGACTCTTGAACATGCTCAGATCCTGACTTCGTAGGATAGTTATTATTTTGCAAAGCAGTTTCAGATTCACCTTTACGAGGTGCATCTTTAGAAAAGTCAATATTAGTCGCTTCCTGATTTGGCTGTTTGCCATCAGGTGCTGAACCAAGATCTCCTTGTTTTACTTTAGCTTTTGGATCGAATTTAGTTTCCATATTATTCCTCTATAGTTTTATTTTCTTAATTGATAGTACGTTTTTAGTAGGTATAGTGGTGTACGATCCACCTTGTTCAATTTCATGATTATCTTCAAAACTTAAATCTGACATAATCACCGTTGTCTTTGTTGTCTCTGCCATTAACCATCCTACACTATAGCAAATCGCAGTCTTAGCCTTTTTAATTTTATTAAGATTTTCCCAATCTGATGATGAGACAATATCTTCCCAAGCAACTAAAACAAGTTTATACGGAAAATTCTTTTTATCTATTTCAGGTAATTTTTCTTTTAACACTCTTAATATCCAAACATTCGATCTGCGGGGATAAATTGTGGTTTTGTTGGTGAGCTAAATCGTCTAGCATAACTTGTATGTATTGGTCGACTCATACAACCATAACGTAATGCATCATAAGCATGATCCTCTGCATCCGTATTAATATCTTCAGGATTATTATCGTCTAAAGGTAAGAGAGGAAATGTTCTAATTAAATTTCTACAGGTTGAAAAGATTCTTAATCCTGGTTCTTTCTTCTTATCTTCACTTACTTTTAGTCGTTTATGAATTTCTAATTTACCACTGATTCTACTTTTAGGAGTACGATCGGAAGGTCTCCATTTACAGCCCACTCGAATCATAGTTTCAGCAATACTCGGTCCTATATCTCCACGTTTTGCCCATGTGCTTGCATCTAAAACGCCATAACGAATATATTCATCTTTTTCCGCTATTAAGACTTTTCGTGCAAATACATCTGCCGTAATCTTTTTGGTATATATTTCTCGATAAATCCATAGGTTATTATCATAATCAATAGCAAACCAAAGTACACAAGCAGGAGAACTGTAGCCCCAATCGGCAGCACGAAATTTTTGCCAGCCTTTAGGAATATCGAAAGGATCCACCACATGAATACTTTTATTAAATTCAGGAAACGCAGAATCTTCAAATGCATCCCAATCTCCTTCTAAAAATTGTTTCTTTTGTACTTCAGGTAATGATGCCAACATCGCATAATAATCATCGGTCTGCATCAAGTAGGGATTATCTTGTAATTTTGCTGGTATGAATCTTCTGGTAATTACTTTTTTACCAACAGGGGTATCAATATTAATATCAAAAGCGGTATTTGGAAAAGAAGGATCAACAAACATCTCCCTCACCCATTGTGAACCAATGTTACCTGGGTTACCTGTGGCTCGCATGAACACAGGGATATCGGGATCCACTGATCGTAAAGAGGATCTTAAAAAATTATATATATCGGGCGAAGGATATTGTGGCAGTTCGTCTATTCCGATCCATGTGTAGGATTGACCTTGGTAACGTAAAGCGTCTGTCATGTTCTCTGCGTACCCGAACTCTATTTTTGCTCCCGATGGGAATCTCCACTCTTTTTCTTGCTCTCTCCATTTTGCTCCTGGGAATGCCTTACTATATAAACGTTGAGAATGATTAATGAGATCTCTCAATTCAGGCATTGTGCGTCTAAGAAGAAGTGCTCGATGCGTTTCTTTGTGGCAGTATCGTAAAGGATCTACCAACATCGCATAGGACTTACCTCCTCCTCTTGCTCCTCCGTAAAAAACCTCTCGTTCTGATGAGGCTAGAAACTCTGTTTGTGGACCTGTGTTAGGTTTAAAGATAACATTTTGTTGTTTTAAATGTTCTTTAACATTAGGAGAAACAGTATCAATTATATCTTTCTCAATAATTTGAGTTTCTTTTCCTTGTAATGCCGAATTAACTTTTTTATATTTATCTTTTAAGTATTCTGCTGATCGCTTTGCGGATCTTAAACTTTGTTCTGCGGTGGCTACCTTTTTTCTAGACCGCTTTAATATCTCCTGAACCGAGTTCTTTGCTTTCGCTTTGACCGTTTTCTTGGGTTTCGGTGGTAATATTTCTTTGGATTCTTTTTCTGAGTCCGACATGTGAGATATATCGATTTGTTTTTCTATGTAACCATTCTGCTACTTCTCTATAAGAGCAGGTTTCTAAATATTTCTTTGCCTGATCTAAGGCTTCTAATTCTGAAGGAATTGATTCTAAGGATGAAGGATCGTCACTTTGTTTATATCCAAAAGGAATAATTCTAGAGACTTTCTTTATTTTCATCAATAGGTTTTACTTTCTTAATCGCATCTTTCGAAGGAAGAATAAATAAACCATGCATTGCTTTTACATTGATATCAACTTTTTCTTTCTTCGCAATTCCAATTCTATCTAGGATTTGTTTAGCAGCTTCCATACGAATACTCGCATGAGGTGTTGTTCCATCTTCTTCAAGCATATCTACCATTTTAGTAGCTGCTTTTGCTGAATGGGTTGCTAAGTAATTCTCAGCTCTTAATACAATCTCAGATCTTAAGTTTCTAAGAACTTTAGGATATGAATGTTCTGAGTACTTTGCTAACTCCCCAGCTTTTTTTGGATCTCCTTTGGCTTCCCCGAATAATGCGTCTAGAAAACTTTCTTGTTGCTCGGTCAAGCTTTTTTTTGGAGTCTTGATTATAGTAGAATCCGTGTCTGGCATTTATTAATTCTATTAATTCTTTAAAAGGGAGATTTTTAATATACTTAGGATCGAGACTAATCAATGAAGTTTCCTTGGGCATCTGTATCTGCTAATGAAATTGCTGAACCTGTTGTTAATTGTTCATACTCGCCACCGACTTCACCTGTTCCTTCTCCTGTCTCAAACATTACTGCAGGGTCAGTTATTCTTTTTGAAGCAACTGCTTTTTTATCATAAGGAGGTAATGCAGCTATTACTCCAGCTCCTACCCCTACTGCTTCCGCTCCTAGTACAAATTTACCCCCTCTTGTTAAACCTTCTGTGGTTACTCGTTCAAATGGATAAACATCTTTTTTTATAGTTTCTTTTGTTGTTCTCAAGAAATGAGGTACCATTGCTACATACCAAGGTCTTTCGGTTACTTCTTTTACAACAGCGACATCTTTTCCTGTCTTAGATATTTTAGGAGCAGAATATTTAACTGTATCACCTGTTTTGCTTAACTTAGCTTTTTCTTTACCCAGTCGACTAATAATTCTTGCCGAAGCTGATGGTACTGTAGTTACTAATTCTTTACTAGTAGATAAAGGTCCTCTTTGAGCTACTTTTACTGCCTCACTAGTTCCTTTTCCTAAACTAAAATTCTTTCCAAAAAATTCTTTAAAAGCAGATACAATATTTGTTCCACCTGTATTAGGTGTTATAACTTTTGGATTTGACAAAACTTTACTAGCCTTAGTTGCTGCATCATCAGCGTTTCTAAGTATAAGATTTTTAACTTCAGGAGAAGTTTTATCAAATACCCTCTTTGTTAGAGGTTCATATATTTTATTAACTGTAGAGTTTGCTTGTATAATTTTTTCATTAGCAATAACTCTTTTCCCAAATATTTCTCGTACATAACGAGCTTTACTTGGATCAGTTATAACAACTGCGTAATCACTACCTATAATTTTTCCAGTAGATTTTTTAGCAACTTCTTTCGCACCTTTTTTGGTTATAGCTTTTGCTCCTTCCCTAACAAGGTAAGGAACTATTCTAAATGCAGCAAAACGTATACCGTGAATAACGGCTGCCGCTGCAAGAAATGGTACTGCCATATATTAATATCCTTAATTTTAGTTAAAGGGAACCCTAGGGTGTTCCCAGTTATTGGTGCAGATTAGTGATGACCCTTTGTGCATGTCGTATGCGTTTATGTTCGTGTGTGTCCTTTTAATGTGCACCTGATTCTATTATACACACGATATAGGATTTTGTCAAGCTATATTTTTAGGTTTTTTATAGATGCGACAATTTGTCATCATATTTCATTTGACAAAATCGAAAAGGAGCTGTATAATAGTACCTAAGGGTACTGCGGGGGGTTTTACATCTATACCTCAGAGAAATATACAAATCACCTCTAAGGATACCTTAGGGAATAGCCAGGGTATTGCATGAATATTATTCCCTAATGTATGGCTCGATGGTAGTTAACATTGCTTTTTGGTATTTTTAGGTTGAGTGGGTATATGAATACCTCCCACACCCCCCATGCACCCTGTGTCCCACTGTGTTTCTTTTAGTTTCCCTTAGGTTTCCTTAAGATCTATCTTAGGTGATATCAAAAATTAATTTAGATCTTACTTAAGATCATTTAAATATATTTAGTTAACGCTTTTAGGTGCTGTAGGGATCGTTAAATTTTGTACCTATGAACCCTAATGCTCCACAATGTAAACCAAGCTATGATTGATATTAATTAAGGGTATAATTTAGGTCAGTAATATTGACCTATTTAGAGCTCAGTGTAAACTAAGAATAAAAAAAGCCCTCAAGATCCTTTAAGATCCTAAGGGCTTTTAATGTGTTAACTAGTATTAATTAAGTTAGTTGGTTGATGGTGCTTGACGATTATAGAAGCTTAAGAATAACTTACCTCGTAAGAATTTCTCAATTTCTACTTCACGTGAAGCGGTTGATTTTACAGCGTCCATAGTTGAAGCTTCAATTTTATATTGATCACTTCCACGTTTACCAACGGCTACGGCTCGTTGATTATGTGTACTGTAATTAGTAACAGCATTGTAAACATCAAATAGATTTACATCCTTAATAGATCTATCTAATTTTTTTAAGTCTTCATGCATAACTTCATTTAATAAATGTATTTTATTAGATGAGTTAGTGAAGCCTTTAAACAATTGCTGTACTTCATGAGATTGCAACGGTATCTTAGTTAAAACTTCAAATTGATCTTTTAATAAATGTGCTTGCTTATTAAAACTTTCAAGCAATTTAAATTGATCCATGAAGTTCAAGCCCGTTGTATGTTTTTTAAGACTTGAAGCAATAGGCTTAATCTCGGACATTCCATTAGAGCATATAAGTCTAAAAAACATTGTACGTAGTTTAAATATAATAGAAGCATCATAACTAGATATAACTTCAATAGCTAAATTTAATTTATCATGCTTATTATATTTTAGACCGTAAACTATACCATTAAAAATTATTCTTAATCGCATATAGTTTAAGTTAGTACCAACTTTAAAATTGATATTAACGTCATCTAATTTAATTCCATAATTACTAAGGGCTTCGCTTAAGCCGTTTAATATTTTTGAATATGGTATTAAATTGTAGTCCTTGCCATGTAATGCAATAGATCTTTTATTACTTTGATCTAAAACAGCATAACAAGTTTTATTTAGTGTGTAACCGTCCATAACTTCATATGGTCGAAGCGTAACGGGTATCATAGCATTATTAAACGCCTTACTATGATTTTTTTCTAGTATATTAATTAAAGTATTCATAATTTACCTTTTTAATTGTATAACTAAAAAACACTAGTTAACCCTTAATCTATACAAAAAAAATACACATTAAACAAGCTATAATTTTAATGATTTTGATCTTAATTAGTGTGTTTTATAGGCTATATTACTGATATTTTTTGACCAACAAGCCCTACAATTCCCGCACTGGTTGTGTCTTTTATAAGAATAACATATTTTTGAATTAATAGGCTTTACATTTTTAAACGTGCTTGAAGTGTTAAACTCATGCTTTTTATTAGGCTCATGATCAATAAAGATACTTGAAATACGTTCATTAAAATTAATAGGAAAAACTTTTTTATATTTTAAATACGTTCTAATAAATTTACGTTCATTAGTTGGAAGCCAAAATTTTATTTTTGGTAGGTTTAAAGCTATCTTAATTAGTTTTAATAAATGCTTCATACTTTGTAAATCTCCGCTATCATGCCATCTAAAATATTTTTTTTCGGTTTGGTTTTTTGTTAAGTGATTAATTTCAAAAATCATTGCTTTAATAAAATAAGGATGCCTAATTCCTTTAAGTCTTTTAGCGTGTGATTTTTTAACGGCTTCAGTGTTATACATATTCCGCTTCGCATAACATTTTGAGCATATGGAATTTTTAACCTTAGATAATTTAGATCCTGTAATACAATTTTTAACGGGTAAACCGTAACTATAAAAGGGCATTTTGCGGTTCTTATTTGAGATCCCGCCTGTTATGGCTCTAGCTTGTTTTAAAGTTTTAATTTCAATCATTACAATTAATATAATGATTTTTGTATTAATCGCAATAGCTTATTTTTTAGATCTTAATCTATATAGCTTTTTAATCCTATTTAATTCCAATATTTTAGCGTCATTAAAAGATTTATTTAGGCGGTTTAATCTTAACTCCGCTTTACGTTCAAAAATATCCGCAATAAAGAATAAGACACCACCTAAGACAGCTAGAAATATTCCGCCTATCAATAGAATATAAAAAATCTGATCCACTGGATTTAATTCACTCATAAATTTTTATTTAACTTTTTATTTAACTTTTTAATGAACCACATATTTGACCATTTACTATCCATAAAATAAATAAAATGTGAAAACTTATAATTTTTATTTTTATATTTAATAATCTTAGGTAGTTTATTATTTTTTTTAAAATAGTTTTCAATTTGTAAGTTGATATCGTTCACAAATTCACTCATCGATCTAACTCATTTAAAAAAACTTTAAGACCTACTCCAAAACATACAATAAATAAAACTATAAAAATTATTATGCCTGTTATAATCGTTGTCATTTAATTACGTTCCACTTTATAGGATCTTTTAGTTAATTTTGCTTTAAACCAATCATACTTTGAATTACTACACATATACATAATATAATTGTTAGGATCTTTAACTTCCTTAGATCTAAATGCTTTTTTTCTTATAGCATTTTTAAAACATTTCTTATGATCTCTATCAAAAAAAATATTATTCATATTTAATTGAAGTACCATAAAAAAAATAAACTTACAATAATAATAAATGGATAATAAAAATAAGGGTTATCTATAATCATGTTATATATAAAGACATTGCGTATAAACTAATAACAAATAAAATAAAAATCATTAGTAAATAAAAGTTATACATTAGCCCACCTTAAATAAGATCTTATTTGTTTTCGGATCAATTAATTTAAATTTTCTTGATGCCGTTCTTATATCTTTTCTAAGAAAATCAAAGTACCTAATATAAATATATTTATAAATCTTATGCCTACCTATTTTGCATCCATTAATTTTAAGATCTAATACACCAAGTCTTTTTAGGTATTGTGGTTTTTTCTTTTTGTTTTTGTATTCCGCTTTATATTTAACGAATACTATTTTGTTCTCTAATTGTTTCATGCTTTTAATATAATACTTTATTTTCTGATTGCAAGAATTATTTTGGATCTTATTTAATATCGAAAAAGTCTGTCAACTGTGTCAGAGTGTCGCATCATTGAGCCTATCAAATAACAATTCACATTTTAAAAACATCCTATTTAAGACAAATCTAAAAAGTGAGTGTGGTATACTACTTGTAATATAAATTTTATATTTATGTTAGAAAGGAGGTTAATATGGCTAGAAATAGTAAAAGAGATAGACGGCTTGTTGGAAACTACGATAAACAAGACAAGCAATTTTACTTCCTTATTCAAAAGTGGAATGGCGAAACTTATGAAACAGTTAGCACTTTTGAAGCCGAAAGATGTGAAGTAAATGGTCTTAAAGAGCAATACAAAGACCAAGAATAGTCAGTAAAACCAAAGGCTAGTAGGTAAGGGGGAAACCCTAAAATCTACTAGCCTTTTTTGTAGGAGTAACTATGAATTAATAGCTATTTTTTCCTCGGGCTTATGAATACTTTCTTCCCTTAGTGTTTTCTTTCTGATGTAATTATTCATTGTTGTTGAAAGAATTTGTAAAAGACTTATTGTTTTAATCGTTGATTTCATAAAGGGATTAACTTTATTATCCATATCATTAGCTAAAGTAATATTTAATTTTTCAACCATACCATCTACACTTTTAACGGCTGTGCCACCCGATCCTTTGCCACGTCTTGACCAATAGTTCTTAGATGTTTCTTCAAGTTGACTAAAAGATAAAGCAATATTTCCTTTGGCATTATTAGGATTAGCATCGGGATTATTTTCTGTTACAAATTTAGTCTTGATCCATATGCGATCCCCTTTAGTTCCCTCTAAATGTTTACCATCTTCTTTAGCGAGAGCCTTAGTTTCAAATAAAGTAATAGCCCCCATGATTGCATCTCTTAAAGCATCCAAATGATTTTTATGATTTGCGGTTGTCCAAGTAACACCTAAGTATTCTTTTGTATAAACATCTCGGAAGTATCTGATGTGCTTATTCTCTACCCGTTTTAATTGGTTAAGGGCTTTCTTATTATGCCCGTTTGGATCTTTCTTTGTATCTATATATTCTAATTTAATGTAGCCTTTATCTATGGCATCATGGACTAGAAGTATTGTATTTAATCTCGTGTTACCATAGGCTTTACCTAATTTCACACCACTTTCTATGGATTTTCTTGTTTCTTCTTTATTCTTTTTTATTGCATCATTTTGTTTGTTCATAGTTTTCCTTTTCATATTTAAGTTATTAGGTCAAGCGAGAGAGTGTATACATTTTTCACTAACCGTTGCTAGTCGCCCACTTGACATTGCGGGGCATTACCGCTAGGTACTACCCCTATCTATATTTCATGGGATAATCTGAGTTCCCTGTATCCAAGATCCTTAAGGAGATCACAAAATATAGAATGCAATACAATTAAAGAATTTATATAATAAAGTCAAGTACTAAAAATCGAATATTCGAATTTTTTCTATTGACATTTACACATACCCTTATATATAAGTAGATATGTCCAAAGCCCTTTATACTTTACAAGAATTTAATCTACATGATGGTGATCATGAGTATACTCTTAATCTTATATTCAAAACTAAAGATCACCTTAGATGGACAGATAAATTTTTAATTGAAAAAATGTTTGGTGGTAAGGCAGTACAAGATAATGATAAGAAAGATCATTGGTGGATAAATGGTGAACGCATGTGTTCATTAGGACATAGCCATTTAATATCAATTAAAATAAAAAAACTTTTAAATCATCTCGGAATTTATTAGTGACAGAATTTATCTGTCTGATCCTATCAGTACTCTCAATTATTATTGGATTTATTCTTGGAGTTTCTTCTCATACAAATTTAGCTTTCATATTTTTTCTTGGTGGAATTGTCGGATTTGGTGTCATTTTCATGCAACAGAAATAAAAATATTTTCATACCCCCAAAAAACCCAGTAAAATCAAGGCTTATTTAAGGTATAAATTTAGTCCCAACACTTGACATTATATCCTAGAGTACATAGGTTTATCCCATGTTAATAACTTGGGGAACAAATGATTAAAAATATATTCGCACTAATATGGTTGTCACCAATCGTACTAATGGTTTTTCTAATTGGTATTGGGATAATTAAAAATATTATTGCTTGACAAAACCTTTTCACTATTATATACAAGTCATAATAATTTAACAAAGGAGTTATTATGGCAAATGAAAATATAAGCCCATGTTGTAAAGCCAACATTGATATGGTTGCAACATCTAAGAATAAAACTATCCATTCATTAAGAGAAGAACTTAAGCATCGCAATGATATTGTGTCGCAAGAAGTTTCTTATAAGATGTCTGATCGTGCTAAATTAGATAAGGCGAGAAAGATGTTAATTGATACCAAATGGTTACAATTATTTGATGAGAAAACTATAAAGGCATTTAAAAAAATCTTTGGGGAAATCTAATGGATACCGATAACAAAGAACAAGCACCTATAGTCGTTGAAGATCCAATGATTAAACATCTAGAGAAGAAATCTTTTGATCCCGATTGGGAATATTTTGGTATTAAGAAAAAAGATGTGTCAACTGAGATAGCCAAAGGGTTAACCCATTGGTTACATTCAGACGCAATTCCTGTGGATATGATTGGTCGTCTTAAGAAACAGATTGATATGATTAAAGCCATGATCAATGCTGAATTTAAAACAAACCGAATTACTATTCAATTAAAAGATGATGATGGTGATTTGGATAATCCTACATGAAAACAATTAGTATAACAAAAAATTTAAAAGGTAGATTAATTAGTTCATTAAATGAATTAAAAAAATTAGCTAATAGAAATGCTGGTGATGGTGATTGGTTAGAATGTTTTATATTGTTAGGTATTGGTAGAAGTAGTAAAAGAATTTTCTATAATAAAAAGGATGATTATTGGGATGTTAATCATGAAATAGATGATACATTTTCGGGCATCATATGGGGAACTGAAAATTTTATTAAAAAAGAAAGATTTATAATAAAGGCTATTAAAAAGAAAGCCCTTTATCAATACATATATGAGTAGTATATATATAGGCTTCCCTGAGGTGACATAATAGTATATCATATTTTTATAGAAAAAGCAATTAAAATAAAATGTATAACAAAGGAGTAAATTATGGAAGTTGTAATGATGATACTTCACTTGCTTAATGGTGAAGTTGCAAAGATACCTGTCGCATTAGCATTAAATCAATCTTGTAATGATAAGTTTATTACAATGGTAAAAGAAGATTCAATTGGAACAAGTGTATATTATAATGGTGTTCAAGTATGGGCATACTATTGTAAGAAAGGCACAGGTGAGTGGGTTAAATAATAACACAATGCATATGTACCACAAAAGTAGGTATCGGGCAAGAAAACGATACTACGAAAAAGAAGAAAACAAAGAGAAGAAAAGAATTTATATGAGAGCAAGATATTGGGCAATGAAGAATAACCAAGAAAGGAACAGGCAAGTATGACAATTAGAAACGCAGTAGCATCAGCTAATTTTAAACATGAAGAACTTGAGGCTCACACCAAATTAGGTAGAGCCTTTTTTGTTAGAACATTAATGGATAGTATTGGATGTTTAAATCCTATAAGTCATTTTGGACAGGGTGCAGTACAGATTGAAGTAGATACCGCAAAGGCTTTCTTTAATGAGGATAAGAAACGCTTTAGATTAATGTGTGATCTTGCTGGACTTGAGCCAAGCTATGCTGTTAAGTTACATAATGATTTAGCACACCATTATCGTAAAGGAACATTCAAGAAACATAAATTAAATATTAAAGTCGTTGTTGAACGATTAGTAGAAAGGGTATAATGAGTGATAAAACAATATTTAAGTTTAAGATAGATGAAGATAAGTTTGAGGAAATAGAATCTCGTGGATATAAACGAGCAGTAAAATCTTTTCAAAATAAATTTAGTAAGCTAAAGGAAGTATTGGTATCATGGGATAAGCAACCCTATGGTCAACCTAAACTCCAAAAGCTACCACTAGGTAGAAAGAAAAGGATAAGCAAATGGTAGATAATTATATACTTACTCAAATTAAAAAATGGTTAAGGCATGAGGTTAAATACAATCAGGAAATTGCTGATGCAAAAGATAATAATCAAACAGAGGTTTGCTCTGATGGTACTGATGATATTAGCTATGGTCGACACGAGTGTGCTTTGGGTTTGTTAAATCAAATAAAGAAATGGGAAAAAGAAACAGCGGATACACCCCAAAAAGAATGGATAAGAGGACATAAGAAATGGAGGAAGCAACGTGAGCAAACCAAATGAACCACCACTAGCATTAGACTCGTGGCATATTACAGTTAAATTAAATGATGGTACTGATTTTAAATTAGAGCCTGATGATTTACCTCTTGATATGCTTCGTGGGATTGAAGATGTAGTTAATGAAGGAGTGGAGTTTAGAATAGATCATTTAAAAGGTAAGTACGGACAAGAGATAGAACAAGCCGAAGACTTACATGCACAGAACTCTGAGAGATTTGTGAACTATGAAAAGAAATCCGATTGATTGGTCGGGTGGAAATGTTGTGGACACCTCCGCTTTATCCTTTACTTTTCTTAAAAAGTATGGTATAGGGAAAGACAGTGAAAAATTACAAAGTAAGACTATTCGGCATGGGAATCTTCGGAGAACACATACTCTCATTCAACACCGAGCCAACCGTAGAAGAGGTTGAAGATACGGTTGCCTTATTAATTAATAAGGGAATTATGAAATTAAAATCTGAAAAAGGATTTCATCGCAAAGATCATTGGACATTAACTTATGAAGATCTTGAGGAAGAAAAAGAAAAACAATTAGTATTAGGAACTTGGGTATGAGAGTGCTTATTGCATGTGAATTTTCTGGTGTTGTTCGTGATTCTTTTTATAAGAAAGGTCATGATGTGTGGAGTTGTGATATAATTCCAACTACATCTAAAGGTAATCATATACAAGATGATGTTTTAAATCACTTAAATAAAAATTGGGACTTAATGATTGCTCATCCACCATGTACTTATTTAGCAAGGGCAGGTGCAAGATGGCTATATCCTAATAAGAAATTAAACAATGATAGATATAATAAAGGCATAGAAGCTAAAAATTTTTTTATGAAATTATATAATGCACCGATAAAAAAGATAGCAATAGAAAATCCAACACCACTAAAAATATTTAATCTGCCTAAACATACTATATCCATACAGCCGTATCAATTTGGTCATAATTTTTCAAAGAAAACTTTATTATGGTTAAAGAACTTACCTAGTTTAAAACCTAATAAAGATGAGCCACTTAGAAAACCAAGTAATTATAAACAACTGCTACCCAGTAATACTGGTGGTAAAAAATTTGGAAAAAGATATTCATTTTCTACAGTTGGAATTGATGAATACGCAATTACTTTTAGTGGTATAGCTAATGCAATGGCAGAACAATGGGGGTAAAGTGAATTACAAACAACAACTAGCAGTAGTCGAAGGATTAAGTATACCACCCGATACTGAGATACGACATGATTGTCCTTTCTGTCACAATAAAAATACACTTGTTGTTGATACAACAAATGATACATTAAGATGGCATTGTTTTCATGCGTCCTGTAGTGCTAAGGGTAGGAAAATAACAGAAAAGGGGATGTCTTATGTTAATAAAACTTTTAAATCTACTAGTAAGACACAACTACAAGAGTTTCATTTACCCGATAGTTTTAAATCCGTACATTCAAATGATAAAGCCTTAATGTATTTACATAAAAATAATTGTTGGGAAGCATGTATGTGGGGAAGAGCAGATATTAAATATGATGTTAAACAAGATCGAGTTGTATTCTTAATTAAAAATCCAAAGGATGATACTTACGTTGGTGCTGTAGGTCGTGGTCTTAATGCTCAAGTATATCCTAAGTGGTATATGTACACTGATAAAAATATTCCTTTTAAATGTGGGGAATGTAAAGATGCAGTGATTGTGGAAGATTGTGCTTCCGCCTGTGCAGTATCTAATGTCCTTACAGGTATTGCCATACTAGGAACTTCTTTAGTAGAAAACCACAAGAATTATATAAAACCTTATAGAAAACTATATGTTGCTCTTGATCCCGATGCAACTACAAAGTCGTTTAAGATTGCCAATGAGTTAAGATTCAGTGGATTTCTTAATGTTGAAGTTAAACCCATTAAAGATGATTTAAAATATTTTAGTACAGACGAAATAGAGGAGATGTTTTATGGAGGTAAAGATGAGTGAACATGATATAAATAATTTTACACCTGATGATTTTATTTCTAAAGAAGACGTAGTTAAAATTGTTGATGATGTAAAGAGAGAAGCTGATGCTCTTATGATGAATAAGATTAGTAAGTATGAAAAAGAAATTGCTAATTTAAAAAAAGAATTACAAGAAGTTAAAGATGATAATAAAAAATTAGCACAGCAAGTTGAAGAGAAGGATAAATTAAATGAAATGAGAAAGTCTGGAGTTCTATGATAGAAAAACAAATACTTAAACTGATGTTGAATAAAAAATTCTATACCCGATACAAAGGGAACATATCCCGATCTGTATTTGAAGGAAATTTTGGATCTCTTTACGAAACTATTCAAAAAGCACACGAAAAATATGATAAAGATATTACACTTGGAGAGTTATATTCACTTCATACTTCAGTGTATAATCCCTCATTAACGAGGGCTTCTAAAGAGCAATTCTCTAAGTTACTCGAAGACATAAAAGAAACTGAAGAGCCAAGCGAAAGTATTGCTAAGGATATTGTCCGCATAATGAATGATCGTGAGATTGCTAGGAGAATTGCTGTTGAATCTACTGAAATTTATAATGGTAAGGAAGCAAACTTTAATACTATTTTAGATATAATTGATAAGCATAAAGCTGGATTACCTGATACTAAAATTGATTCTGTCACAACTAATATAAGTGATTTACTTAATGAATTAAATAAGACAACTCAATGGAAGTTTAATATTCCTGTATTAAGAGAGAATGTCTCGGGATTAGGTGCAGGTAATCTAGCTATTTTTTTTGCAAGACCTGAAACAGGAAAGACTGCCTTTTGGGTTAGCCTAGTCGGTGGACGTGGTGGCTTTGCAGAACAGGGTGCAGTAGTTCATGCTTTTATTAATGAAGAACCTGCGGTTAGAACTCAAATGAGATTAATTAATTGTTATACAGGTATGACTAATGCTGAGATTACGGAGAACTTAGATAAGGCTCATGCTGAATGGGAAAAAATAAAACACAATATAACTTTATTAGATACGATTGATTGGACAATTGATGATATTGATAGTCACTGTGAAAAATATAATCCTGATATAGTTGTTATTGATCAACTTGATAAGGTTGGAGTTGATGGATCATTTTCTCGAACCGATGAGAAGTTACGAGCCATCTATTCGGGTACTCGAGAAATTGCAAAGAGAAGAAAGTGTTGTGTTATTGCTATATCACAAGCATCTGCTGATGCCCATAATCGTGCATCTATTTCTTTTGACATGATGGAAAATTCTAAAACAGGTAAAGCTGCGGAAGCTGATTTAATAATTGGAATTGGGAGAAATGTAACTGTTGATCCTACGGATCGAACAAGACACTTATGTATCAGTAAGAATAAAATAACAGGTTATCATGGAGAACCTGATTGTGTATTTGATAAACGTATAAGTAGGTATAGTGCATGATAACAGTAGTTGATGTAGAAACTTCCTTTCAAAAAACACCTAATGGTGGTACTGATCCACTTCCATTTAACCCAAAGAACATACTGGTAAGTGTGGGGATTAATGATGAATATTATTTTACAAACCACAGTGAAAGAGTTGATGAGGGTTGCTATCATAAGATTCAATCCATACTAGATCAGACTACATTATTAATAGGACATAATATTAAATTTGATTTAACTTGGTTATTAGAAGCAGGATTTAAATATGAGGGTCGAGTGTATGATACGATGTTAGGTGAGTATATTTTAAATCGTGGTATTCGTAAGAGTTTAACTTTGGATATGTGTTGTAGAAGACGAAAGATTGGCTCGAAAGATAAAACAATACAGGAATTTCTAGATCGTGGTGTATCATTTGAAAATATACCAGCAGATGTTGTTGAAGAATATGGTAAAATAGATGTCGAAATAACTAGAAAATTATTTGATTCCCAAATGGAAGATTTTAAAATGGAAAAGAATAGAGGACTTCTACGAACCGTAAAAATGACAAATGAATTTCTTATAGTTTTAACAGATATGGAACGTAATGGGATTAATATTAATAACGAAACTTTACTGGATGTAGAAAAACAGTACCGTGCAGAGTTTGCATACTTAAGACAGAAGATTGATAAGATTGTTTATGAAAAGATGGGTGATACTAAAATTAATTTAGCAAGTCCCGAACAATTATCATGGTTAATTTATTCTAAGAAACCTAAAGATAAGAACGAATGGGCTAAAATTTTTAATATCGGAATTGATAAGAGCACAGGTAAGAATAAAAGAAGACCTCGTTATTCTTTCAGTATGTTTAGGGAATTAGTTAAACGTCACACAGATCTTATCTATAAAACAACAGCTTCTCAATGTGAGTCCTGTAAAGGTAAAGGAGTAATACATAAAATTAAAGTTGATGGTACACCGTATAAAAAATATACAAAATGTGCAGTTTGTGATGGTGACGGTTATATTTATAGTAGTATTGCTAAACTTGCAGGGTTTAATTTAAGACCCCGTAGTGTCTATGATGTAGCTGAAGCAGGATTTAGAACAGATAGAATTACATTAAATAAAATGGTTGGTTCTGCTGAAGGTGAACTTAAAGAATTTGTTGAAGCAATCATTAGGCATAATGCTATTGACACTTACTTAAATACTTTTGTTGAGGGAATTAAAAATTTCACGAATGAAAATAGTTTATTACATCCTAAGTTTATGCAAGCCATTACGGCAACTGGACGTTTATCAAGTCGTGATCCTAACTTTCAAAACCAACCTAGAGGTAAGACATTCCCTATAAGAAAAGTTGTAACCTCTCGTTTCGAAGGTGGTAAGATATTAGAAATTGATTTCGCTCAACTAGAATTTAGAACGGCTGTATTCTTAGCCCAAGATAAGCAAGGGATGGAAGATATAAAAAATAAAATAGATGTGCATCAATACACTGCAGATGTTATTGGGGTGTCTAGGCAGGACGCAAAAGCACATACCTTTAAACCATTATATGGCGGTACAACAGGTACAGATGAAGAGAAAAGATATTATAAAAAATTTGCAGAGAAATATAAGGACATTACAGCATGGCATGGAAGATTACAAACAGAAGCCATTGAGTTAAAGCGACTTAAGTTACCTACAGGTAGAGAATATTTATTTCCTTACGCAGAAAGAATGCCTTGGGGAGGATCAAGCTATAGTACACAAATAAAAAACTATCCTGTACAAGGTTTTGCAACAGCAGACATTGTACCATTAGCATGTATAAAAATATATGAACTAATGAAAGAACAAAAGGTAAAGAGTTTACTTATTAACACTGTCCATGATTCTATTGTGGCTGATGTTTATCCTGATGAGGAAGCTGTAATGGGTAAGATATTTAAACAGGGTACGGCTTCTGTAATACCTGCATTGAAAAAATATTATGGAATTAATTTTAATATTCCACTTGACACTGAAGTCAAGTTGGGTTATAACTGGTTAGATATAAAGGAGGTATAATACATGAGAAAAACAAATATAATAATTAAAGTACGTGACTTTGGATCTAATATAGATCCGTACTTTGGTATTGAAAAAATCATAGCTGATGATGAGCAAGCACAAACAGTTGCACAAAAGTATAATGATATTGCTGAAGCTACAAAAGAAAAAGATACTAGATATTACGCTGTATCCCTATCATTAGTACCAGCTAAAAAAGATAATAATGACGACATACCATTTTAATAGGAGGTTAAATGGACGTACCAATACTTGATGAAGAACTGGATGATTGGGGTAATGATGAGCAAGAAGAAGCTTATGATACCCTTCAGAAACTTAAACGAGATTTTGAGGGTACCCCGACAAAACTATATATAAATAGAAATGAAGAGTTGCAGAGTTATCTAATGTGGTTCGCTCGTATGGAGAATTTACCCTATGAGTTAACTGATGGGGAGACTAAGATATGTTAGGTCCCATATCAGAAGCTATAGTAGAACTTACATTTTTTGTTTCATTTTGGGTTTTAATTATTCATTTAATTATTACTTGACTTTATAGTAAAATTAGTGTATACAGATTAATAATTAATAAGGAGAAAAATAAATATGACTGGTAATGAACTAGTAAATTTAGATAAAATGTCTAATGAAGAAATAATGAAAGCCATTGGACAGGATTCAGGTAGTGAAGTAGGTCCATCTGTCCCACGATTGGGGATCAACAGAAACCCTGAAGATGATGCAGGGAATAGATTACCTATAGGGAGTTACTTCTTGTATGATTCTACTATAGGGGAAAATGTCTATGGTCTTCCTGTTACTTTTAGACCTTTCATTAGTGCAATGCAATACATGCATTTTGATCCTGAGAAAAATGAATATGTTAATCGTTCAATTATATTTAGAAATTGGAAAGATGAAGCTATTGATTTACAGGGTGGCACAAAGTGTGGTAAAGTAACTCGAAAAGAAATGGAGGACTTAACACCCGAACAACAAGCAATCCAAAGACAAATTAGATGCTATAGACTTCTATATGGTTTAGTATCTTTTGAAGGAAAAAGAGCGAATGGTGAAAGCCATAGTTTAAAAAATATTCCTGCCTTATGGAGAGTAACAGGTACAGGATTTAGACCTGTTCAAGATGCTGTTGAAAAAACTAAACGAGTAAAGAAATTAATGTTTACATTAAACTTTATTCTTAAATCCAGTAAGCAAAAGAAAGGTAGTAACGTCTTTTATGTACCTGTAATTGATGTGGATTCTTCAGTTAATATTTCTATGTCAGAAGATGACAAAGCAACTTATAATATTTTTCAAGATATTATTAAGTCAGAAAATGAAGAGATTGCATCTTTATGGAAAACTGCTAAAGAGAAGTCACCAACAACTTCCGATGGTAGCACAGCAAAAATTGTAAAAGATGTTGAAGCAAATCCAGTTGAAATACTTTCTAAGTAATGAACTCAATCCTTCACAAAGTACAATCTTACTTAGATAAAGTATCTAAAGAACCTGTTAAGATATCAGATAAATTAGTTGAAGAGTTTGGTGAAGCTTGTAAAGAATCTTTACGAAAACAATTTTCTGAAGAAAGACGAGAAAAGTTTCAGGTTAGGATGAGTAATGTAGGGAGACCTTTATGCCAATTACAAATGGAAGCACAAAATGTAAAAGGTGAGGGTCAACCCTATAATGTTAAGATGCGTAATACCTTTGGTGATTTAATTGAAGCCTTAGCAATGTTCGTATTAAAATCGTCAGGAGTAGAAATAGAAGATGAACAAAAAAAAGTTAAATATAAATTTAATGATTCCGAAATTGAAGGTCGACTTGATGTTAAGATTGATCAGAAAGTTTGGGATATTAAAAGTGCGTCACCTTATTCCTTTGAAAAGAAATTTGGAGAAGCAGGTGGGTTTGAGGAAATAGCTAAAGAAGATGCCTTTGGTTATATTCCTCAAGGTTATCTTTATTCAGAATCAGAAAAAGTTCCATTTGGTGGATGGATTGTAATAAATAAATCAACAGGTGAATGGCTTGTGTGTGAAGTTCCATTAGCTGATGACCAATACAAAAAAGATGCATTAGAATTAGCAAATAAAAATACAAAAGCAATTAAAAGTAAAATTCCATTTAAACGATGCTATAATGATATTGAAGAAACTTTTAGAACTAAAAAAACAGGCAACAAAGTTTTGGGTACAGTGTGTTCATTCTGCCCATACAAACTTCCTTGTTGGGGAAGCAAATTGCAGTTGTTACAACAACAGCAATCACAGGGTAAAAACCCGAAATGGGTTTGGTATACTGAAGTAAACAATCCGAGGAAAGATGACAACTATACGAAGTCGTAAAGCTAAGGGTCGTAGACTACAGAACTGGGTGAGAGATAGTTTGAGGGGTCTGTTTCTCGCCCTTACCGATGATGATGTTAAGGTTGCAATCATGGGTGAACGTGGTGCAGATGTTAAGTTATCAAAGAAAGCAAAAAGTGTATTCCCTTATGATATTGAATGCAAAAATACAAAGGGATGGAAAAAAATTTATGATGCTTATGATCAAGCTGGGTCTCATGGGAATGACCAACCTTTGGTATTTATTAAAATGAATCACAGAAATCCATTAGCAATTGTTGATGCTAAACATTTTATGAGATTAAATAACGCAGGACTTTTAACTGAACCTGTAATGGTACGATATGAAAAAGATAAACACAAGTGATGTGAATGAAGTTTATAGTGAAGTCTTTCGTTTAATGACAAGACTTTGTCGAGATTATGAACCCTTGGCGGTATCGGGTGTTATGTTAGCACAAGCTTTAAGAATGTATAAAACACAATTACCAATAGAAGATTTTGATTTATTAATAGATGAAATTATGGCAACGATTAAAGAAGATATAAAACCATTTGATGCACCAACATTAAATTGATATGAGTAAGAAGTTTGATTTTTTAAATTCGATTAAAGTTATTATAACACCTTGGGATAAAGGTTTTACTTGTGGTATTTTATTAGACAGTAGAAATAAAATGACCGATGAGCAATACGAATTATGTTCTACTATAGCACGTGGCATGATAAAGCAGGCAACAACAGATCCTCATTCTACTTTTTTAGCAGGTATGAAAGGATTTGCAGATGATCAAAAATATAAAAATACAAATGGAGGTATAAATGAAAAAGCTAAATTAGATGATACGGAAAATATTATTGATTTTTTAAAATACTTACAACGTAAACGAAACAAGGAGTTAAATTAATGGCTACACATTTAGTGATAGGGGATCCCCATTGCAATCCCAAAGCAAGCAATGATAGATTTTTATGGGCAGGAAAAATGGCTCATGATCTAAAACCTGATACCATAATTTGCATGGGAGATTTTGCAAGTATGGATTCTTTATCAAGTTATGATAAAGGAAAGAAATCTTTTGAAGGTAGACGATACCGAAAAGATATTGACCATGCCCATGACGCATTAGAAAAGTTTAACAAAGGTCTCAATGGGAGACGACCAAGAAAGGTCATGCTTCTTGGTAATCATGAAGATAGAATAGATAGGATAATAGATGAAACCCCTGAACTTGATGGAACAATTAGTACAGAAGACCTTAACTTTAAAGAATTTGGCTGGGAGGTCATTCCATACCAAGAACCTATGGTGGTCGATGGTGTCCATTACTGCCACAATTTTCCTACTGGTATTATGGGTAAGCCTATTAGTGGGGACAATGTTGCTCGTTCGCTCTTATTAAAAAATAAAGTATCCTCTACAGTTGGGCATTGTCATATGTTTGATTATTCTATGTGTACAACACCAATGGGTAAGAAAGTAATTGGTTTATCTGCGGGATGTTACTTGCATCATAAAGAAGAATATGCTAGAAGTACTCAACGTATGTGGTGGAGTGGTTTAATAGTTAAACGTAATGTTAAACAAGGTGAATATGATCTTGAAACTATTAAATACAATACTATAAAGAGGAAATATGGTAGAAGATAAAGTAAATTCACCATCACACTACCTTAAAGGTAGAAAAGAAACTATTGAAGTTATTCAAGATGGAATGACCGATGATGAGTACCATGGATACCTTAAAGGTAATGTATTAAAATATGTATCACGTTATAAATTTAAAGGAGAACCATTGGAAGATTTAAAAAAAGCACAGTGGTATTTAAATAGATTAATAAAGGAGGTAGAGTAATGGGTGCAGTAAAACAGGCATTGATTGAAGTTGAAGATTTAGTTTGTGGTTGTCTTCAACAACATAAAACACTAAACCAAACTATTAGAGATCTAAAAGAGATTTATAATAAAGAAGGAAAATTTAATACTTATTTATTAGATGAAGATTTAATAGAGGATAAGTATTATCAGTTTAAAGGCTATTAATATAAGGAGGAAAAGAGAATGGCTAGTAACTCAAAAGACAAACCAACTATACAACAACCCCAAAGAACTTTTTTAATAAGTTCTACACAATTGACAGATATCATGCGATATCTCATGACACGACCCTATGGTGAAGTTGTTAAGTTAATGAATATGCTTGCAACATTAAATAAATTGGATTCAAAAATAGGGGCTGACTTTGTTAAACAACAAGCAGTAGAAACCAATGTCAAAAAATGATATCAGTAAACACACAGGTCTTTTATTTGAACTGAAGATTGGTTTAAATAAAAACAATGCTTTGGTAATAGATTATGGTGGAAAACCTGTAGCTAAAATAAGAGAAGCATTAAAAGAATATAAGTATCATGCAAACTTATGTGCTGCTGTTATCAATCATGCCAATTCTGTTGGTAAAAAACTTGAAGAAGATGTCAAGAAATTGATTCAAACTATTTAATGAATTGTTGGCATTGTAACACAAAATTAATTTGGGGTGGAGACCATGATATTAACGAAGAAAATGAAGATTATTCTATCGTAACTAACTTGTCTTGCCCTAAATGTTATACTTTAGTTGAGGTTTATTATCCATCAAACAAATTAAAAAGGGAATATAAAAATGAATCCAAAACAGATGAGAAAGATTCGCCATAAAGCAAAGGCAATCTTGTTAGCTTGGATAAAAACTGTAATTAAGAAAGATCAACATCATACGATTACCCCTGAGAAATTTTCTATCTTAATTAAGAATCCAAGTTACTATTGGCAAGGGAGAACATTACTTTTACAACCTATGTCTTATCGTGGGATTGTACAAACTTTAAAGAAGCACCCCAACTGGACCTTAGAGGATTTTAAACAAAATGTATAAACCCTTACCTAATTCATTAACTATTAAAACTTCAAAAGTTAATGGGCTAGGTTTGTTTGCTAAAGAAGCAATACCTAAAGCTACTAACTTAGGGATGACTCATATAAGAATAGGGGAAAAAATTATTCGAACTCCCCTCGGTGGATTTATTAATCATGCTAATGATTCTAACTGTATTAAGGTAGAATTATTAATGACTAATCATGATGATCCTGCAGTTAAGTTTGATTATAAGAAGTGGAATCTAATTACAATTAAAGATATTCAACAAGGAGAGGAACTAACATTAACATATACGTTTTATAAAATTTAGAGTTTTGGTCGCTGGAGAAGTTGCCAAAAAAAAAGGCACCCATAAAGGGTGCCCTATGTGTTGCCGAGGGGGAAGTTAATAGCTTCCCTCTTTTTTATTTTATATTATGGTTTTGGTGGATAGTAATTACTTCCTTTCAATAATTCAGTTTCTTTACCTTCAGGTTCTTTTTTTAATCCTAGCTTTTCATACATTTTTGAAAGCCAATCTTTAACTAAAGTTTCACCTTCACCAAGATCAAAAACTCTTTGTGATTCTGAATTCCAATATTGATATTCATCAAATAATTCCTCAAGACTTAAACCTTTTAAACGATTTGATTCAAATGCTTTATCTTTATCGGTGCCATTTGGATACTTTAATCCGCCTGTAGGATCTCCAAACATATTTCCAGTTATTTCTGCTATAAATTTATTTCTTAAATCAGGGCTATAGATTCCTTGCTCTATAGCTGTTTTAGTTTGGTCTTCTAAAGAAGGCGGTTCTTTCACCTCTTCTTTTACAAGATTACCTTCTGTATTTTTTGTATCCATAACTTTTTTTTTGTTAAGAATTTCATTTGTTTGATTCATTAAATCTGCCATTATTTTAACTCCTTATATGTATAATCGTAACTTCCTTCTTCATGTTCATCTGTAATCCATTTAGAAGTATCTTCAACTGACCATGTTTTTGTATTAACTAAACGGTTAATTAAATTCTCTGATGGATCTGCTGCTAGTGATGGATCAAAGGCTCTTAATCTATTATTTGGTTGTATAGCAAAATTACCTTCGTCTAATTGTATAACATGTCCACACTTATGTTGATCAGGTTTTTCTGAATAACCAAAGTTTAATTCATTATAATCCCCAGAACACCAATCAATAGTAAACAAATAAGTTCCTGTTCGTTTAACTTTACGTCTTGAGATGTATTCCATTTTACAACCTGCTAATTGATAGAAAGTTGTAACCCCTACATTGTAGCTAAAGCTATCCCACATCATGAGTTCATTTAAAGGAAGTTCTTTAACTCCTGGTTTAGTACAGAAGGCAGAGATAGGTGCTCGCCACCATAGCCCTCCGTCTTCCATCATGTAATGAAATAAGGGAACTTGTTTAGGTAAAGAACTAAATCCAAATATAACGCAATCAAAGTATTTATCGTGGGAATCTTTTTGATCTCTTAGATAATTACCACGAACATAACATTCAATAATTGGTATATTTGCATTTAGGTAAGCCATTCTTTATAATCCTTGCCGTCATAGATCAATGATTGTTTTCTATTATTATCTTTCGAGTATGAGCAGTGTACCCATCCGCTTGAAGGGTCATCTGAATTATAAAATTCTAGTATAAGTTGGTCGTATATTAATTCATTCTTAATGAATTTAGCCAATGTTTTATTATCAACTCCAAACATTTCAAAGTCAGCTGCTTCTCCTTTTGCATGCTGGCTATTTGGGTTGCTGCCTATGGCAAGGCATAGATCTGCTGAACGATAACCTGAGGTAATAACCATAGGTTTACCAAAATGTCTACGTGTAGGTTCTAAAACCTGTAGACATAAATCTGTCAGGCGTTCAATATGCTCTGGCGTAGGAGTATTATCAATACCCTTACGTGTAGCTGTTTGTGATTTTGTTAGTTCTTGTAAATTAAAGTGTCCGCTTAGTCTCATAATTAATCTGTGCTGGGAAATCCCGTAATCAATCTGATTACACGAAATCCCATTTTTAGTTTCCCGAGTTAGATGTAAGGGGATTAGATGTGTTGACTTTAATTTCCTCTAGTTGTAGTTTAAGTAATTCAATTTCTTTTTCTAATACTGCATTTGCTTTTGCATTATTAGATATACCAGAAATATTCTCAGAAATCATCTTCTGATTATTACCTATTTGTTGTGCTAGAGGTGTAAGATCAGGACCTGTTGCTTCTGTTAAAGCAGTAAGTTTAGTTTGTATTTCACCATACTTAACAAAGCCACCTCCAATTGCAACAATTGCTGCAATCAAAGCTGCTATTCCTGCAAGCTGATCTTTCAAATTAAATTTAGTTTTTTCTTTAGCCATTGTTTAACTCCTTAAGTTCCATTAATATTTTTTGTTTCTTATAATGGATCTCATTTAGTTTCTTTGTCTTAATTTCAAGGGTATCATTCTTAGTATAACTTGCTAACGTTACATTAGAATATATTTTTCTAG